ACAAATATGCAGATGCGTGGGAACGTATCTTTGGCAAACCCGAGCCTAAAGTAAAAGAACACAAGAAGACTCCTTCACACGGACTTACTCAAGTCCATAAAGACAAAACAAAATATAATAGAAAGAAGGGTTACTCTACGGATTAACCTTGAGGGTCAGGTTTCTGTTTATAGTTTGGGTCACCAGGCCGTAGTGTTTCACTCATACCAGCTCGATTCACTCCATCTTTCTCATACGCCATTGACTTCATACTTGTAATACCTTCTTTACCTAAAGGAGATATTTCTTGATAAGACTCTTGTGTTAATAGTTTTATTTCTTGGAATGAAAGAGACATTGATTGTGATATTGGAGCTCCATTTGCAAACGTAGTATTGTTACCATTATTGAAATGGTCAACATCACACTTAGTGCAAACCATTGGTAAGAATCCTTCAACATGGTCTTTTAGAGGCCCGTCTATTTCAACATCAAATATGTTCGGAAAGTTAAAATAGTTTTCATCATCATTTACTTGCCAATCTGCTGATATAGAAGAACCAAAAGTATCGGGTAACATTGCAGTTCTAAATGTATAGATTATGTGATTGACCATTTGTGCTTCTCGTTCATTTCTAGGCCAAAATTCATATGAAAAACTCCATTCTCTAAATTCTATTCCTTCAAACATTGCTTCTTGCATTGGGTTTTTTGCACGACCCATTTTTACGTTTTCAGTTCCACCCGATAATGAGTTTAACATTGAAGTTATTTGTTGGGACGCTAATGCACCTACTCCTGAGGCACTATCTGTATCCATTAATCCTTTGAACCCGTCTTTTTTAAAATTAGAAACAGCTTTTCCCATCATTCTTGCAGACAAACCAAAGTCTGCTTTACCATAAGATGCAGCTGCAGTACTTGAAAGGTCAGAAGGAATATAAAGTGAAATTTCAGCACCGTTTCCTTTACCACCAAGTACATTATCTGCATTTGTGTTTCCTTTTTTATCTGCTTGATTTCTTCTAGGTCTTATACTAAAAACAAGATAGTTATCTAACTCATCTCCTACAGGATATATAAACTCACTTCCAGGCTCCCAAACTTCTTTTAGTGCCTTGTCTCTCATTTCTTTTGATGCAACAGTTGAAGTTTTTCGTTTCCTTTCTTCTCTCAAGTGTTTTTGTGCTTTCTCAGCTTCTTCGCCAAGTTGGTCTGTTACACTGTTATAATTTAAACTTTTTATTTTTGACGATATACCTTTCAAGGAATTGATTGCAGATTTCGCCTTGTTTACTTTATTGATTAATTTACTTAGTCCCATGTGATATAAATATTCCTGAAAGTTATTATAGAGTTATTGTTATTTATGTCATATAAAGGTCGGTTTCGTCCAAAGAACTGTAAAAAATATAAAGGAGACCCCACAAAGGTCTTTTATCGTTCTCTATGGGAACGTAGGTTTATGCATTATTGTGACACTACACCCTCTATATTAGAATGGAATAGTGAAGAGATTGTCATTCCATACGTTTCCCCTATCGATAACAAAGTACACCGTTACTTCCCCGACTTCTACATTAAAGTAAGAAACGTATCGGGTAAAGTTAGACGTGAGATTATAGAAGTAAAACCCAAAAGACAATGTGAACCACCCAAGAAACCCCAACGACAAACTAAAAAATACTTAAGAGAAGTTGCAACCTATGGGGTTAATCAGGCAAAATTCAAAGCCGCAGAAGAGTATTGTAAAAATCGTAAATACAATTTTAGGATATTGACCGAAGACCACCTCACCTGAGTATAAATAGATATATGGCAACCATATTCGAAGATTTAACGAAACTCAAACCTGAAGAGATTGCATCAAATAGTCAATTTGCATTAGAATGGTTTAGAACGAATATCAGAAGAATATTTGATAGAAGAAATGACGAAAGTGTTTATCTTGACGGTACTAAGGTCGGAAGAATTATAGAAGGGAATATGTATATGATGTTCTATGATGCAAAGACAAAAGATAAATTACCCTTTTGGGATAGGTTTCCTTTAATCATTCCTTTTGACACTAGGACTGTTGAGGACGGATTCTATGCAATTAACCTGCATTATATCCCACCTATGTTAAGACAAAGTTTGTTAGAAGAACTTTATAAATATCCAACATCTGAAGGTGTTGGTCTAGACTATCAATACTTTAGAAGTATTAGTAATTTAAGACCTGCGATACCATGTACAAAGAGATATCTTTGGAGTAGAATTAAAAGAGTTCCTTTACAGGTTGCAAAAGAATATTGGGACGTAGCTGCAATGTTACCAACAGGTGACTTCGGTGGAGTAAATAAAAATACGGTGTATTCCGTTTCTAGGAAAAGTGTATGAGTACAGTAGATGAAATAAAGTATAACTTTGATGTAGGTGCAAGGGGAAATAGGTATGACGTAAATTTCTTTCTTCCTGTTAATTTATTCGGTACTAAAGCTCAACCTGCACAAGAAGAAGTAAAAAATGCAGAAGGTGAAGTTACACAACCTGCAAAAGAAGCTCAACCTGCAAAACATGGTAATTCAAGAACAATGGGTTTAAGAGTAGAATCATGTAGTTTGCCAGGCAGAAGTATCAGTACTACTGGTTGGGCAGCACAAGGTCAAGAAAGACAAATGCCTGATGGGGTAATTGATGATGGTGGAACTATAGACTTTTCTTTTATATGCGACCAAAGTTTTGCAGATAGATTAATTATAGAGGCATGGAATCATTCAGTCTTTAGTGCAAAATCTGATTTAATGGAAAGAGAAGCACCTTCTGCATTTCCAGTCATGTCATGGTATGATGATTTTATTGGAAGAGTTGAAATCATACAAAGAAGAATTGACGGGAGAGGAAAGGAAGGTGGTTCTGCATTAAAGTATACCCTTGAAGAAGCATATCCAGTTTCATTTGATGAAATGTCATTAGGTCATGCAGAAGACGGAATAATGAAATTTAAGTGTACATTTGCATACAGATATTGGAAATCTGAGTATTATGATGCACCTAAGAGAAGTCTCCTAAATAAGGGAAGAGGTTTATTAGATGCACTACTTGGTGGTAGTAATCTATTAAGTAGGTTTGGTAAAGAAGGGAAAGTCCGTAAAACTTTAACCAACCTAGACACAAGAACATCACAAATTAATAATATATTTGGTGGTGGTTAATTACAATATGGAGTAAATTATGGGATTACCAATCCAAAAAGCACCTAAACATAGGTGCAAATTAAGTGATGGTTCGGAAGTAACATTTCGTCCATTTCTAGTTAAGGAACAAAAATATTTGTTACTTGCGAAAGAAGCTAATAGTGCTAGTGATGTACTAGATGCGACTAAGGACTTGATTATGTCGGTTACTGATAATAAAGTAAACATTAACAATATGCCGATGTATGATTTAGAATATCTGTTCCTAAAGATTAGATGTAAGTCTATAGGAGAAAGTCAGAATATTACTTTTCGTTGTCGTGGAAGAGATTGTAAAGCAACTCATGAAGAAATGGTTGAATTGGATAAGATTGAAATACAATTCCCTAACGGGAAGGTTGACAATACTGTTCAGTTAACTGAAGAAATGGGAGTTACATTACGTTATCCGAATGCGAGACAACTTGTAGAAGCAGATGCTATCGAGTTAGAAGGTGATAGACTTGTATATTTGTTGAAACATGGTATTCATACCATTTTTGATGCAGAAAGTGTTTATGACACTGATGATATACAGGACGCTGAATTAACAGAGTTTGTTGAAAGTTTAAGTATGCCTCAAGTAGAAAAACTTAATGGTTTTTTTGAAAATATTCCTACTTTGAGACATACAGTAGAATGGGATTGTTCAGTTTGTAGTAATGCAAATAAAGCAACCTTGGAAGGGTTACAAAGTTTTTTTTAGTAGCTCTTTCTCATGAAAGTTTGGTGAATTATTATAACACTAACTTTCAGTTAATGCAACATCACAAATATTCATTAACTGAGTTAGAGAATATGATGCCGTGGGAAAGAGAGATTTATATCGCTATGCTACTTAACTTCTTAGAGGAAGAAAAGGAACGGAAGAAACAACAACGTAATAGAAGATAGATTTATCATGATTTCGTGAAGTGATTTTTTAATTTAAATTATAGGAATTATAAAATGGCTGAAGAAAGTAAAACAGTAGATTCGAGAAACGAAGTCGAAATCGATTTAGAAAAATATATGGCACTCATCGAGAAACTCGATGAGCAAGAAGATGTCATAAAGGAAATGAAGGAAGATGCCATTAAGGCAAAACAAGGACTAGAACCACCTAAAAGAAAGTTCATAGACTTGTTCTTAGATGACAATGATATAAATGAAAAAGCAATCATTGGATTCATATCATTTTTCTTAATGACGATTTTTGGTATAACAGACTTAGTAACTGCACTTGCATGGGACGTAGATTTGAAAGTTTCAGAAACAATCTACACCTCATTTGTAGTTGTAACACTAGGTGCATTTGGTATATCAGAAGCTGGTAAAGCATTTGGTAAGTAAGACAAATAACTAAGGACAATTAAATGGCAGATTTAACTCCAATAGAAGAGTATAATAAGAAACTTAGAGAATCAAGTAGGGAACTTGAAAAACAGACTGGCTCTCTAAGAACTCCGTTTAAGCAACTTATTTCCGAAGTTCAAAATGTAAATGCTGAATTTGCAAAGGTTGCTGCTGATAATATTGGCGAGACTCAAAACACTTGGAAGGGTCTGATTACTCAAAGTAAAAAGAAAGCATTAATTGAAGAACAACTAAACAATAAAGAAGTCCAAGCAAGAACCAAAGCAGTTGAGAATCAACAAAGACGACAAGCGGAATTAGAAACTAGAAAAAAACAACTTGAAGAAAAATTCATTGGAGACAAAGAGGCACTTCTTGCAAGAGATACCTATGGAAAGAATAGTCTTACAAAATTAAATGAGAAGAAACTCGAGCTTGAAGAAAAGTATAACAATAGTAATTCAAATCAAAGAGCTAAAATAGCTACAGAACTTGAATCACTAGCAGGCACAATTAATACTAGGGAATCTAGTTTATCTAAAGTTATAGAGTCTGAAAAAGATAGAGAAATTGAATCAATCGATAACTCAATTAAAGAAGGACAAGAGTCATCTGTAAGAAATCAAATAGCTATTGATGAAGCAAATGAAAAATTTACTCAATCATTAGAAGATGCAGGTAAGACTGAAAACTATGATAAGTTTACAGGTGCTGTAAAAACTCTTACAGGTGGTATTGTAGACATTGAAGGAATCCTTGACCCTGTTGCAAATGTTTATGGAGCCTTTCGTGATTTAGGTGATGTTGCTGGTAATATAGCAGGTAAAGTTTTTGGGCCTATGGAGAAAGGTCTTCAAACGGTTGGTAAAAAATTATTTGGTGAGAAAGACTCTTTATCTGAAAATCTTGAAGATATTGGTGATACTGCAAAAGAATCTGTCATGGACGGAAAAAAATCTATCAAGATAGGCAAGAAAGAACATAAATCCCGAATGGGTTGGTTAGGTAAACTTGGAATGGGCACAATTATGCTTGGAGCATTCTTAGCTGCTGTAGTTTTACTCTACAATAAGTTTGAAAAATTTGCTGATTGGGTTGATAGGTTTATGGGTTGGAATAGACCTGAAGACCAAAAAGACGCCATGGTAGAAACCACTGATGAATTTACAGAAGGTTTGGAAGATAATAAAGTTTCTCAAGGTGAGATAGACGATTACAAAGACGAAACTGATAAACAAATTGCACTGCAAGAAGATTCGGTTGAATATGAAGAAGGTCGAGAAGATATCAAAATGGCAGAGAATGCAGCTCAAGTTGCAAGGACAACCATTGCAAATGCTCCAAAAGTACAATCTGGCGTAGTAAGAAATTTTGTAGGCGGTGTTACAGAAACAGCTAAAAATCTTTCTAATAATGTAGATGACGGTCTGAAGGGAACTAAGATAGCTGCAAATGCTGGTAAAGATGTGTTGAAAACAGCTGGTAAAACTACCATGGGTCTTATGAAAATGACTTCTAGAGGTCTATTACCTGTATCTATGTTATTGACAGGAGTGGAGATAGCTGCAAATCTAAAAGAATCTAAAGACATTGAAAAAACCATAGAAGCAATGTGGGATAGTGGTGAAATGGCAGAAGAAGATTATAGAGCTGCTAAAGATGCACTCGATAATAAGAGAAAACAAGACGTAAGAAAACCTTGGTGGCAAACTGGTGTAGGTGCTTTTGTTGCAACTGCTGTTGGGGTAGCACTAACTGCAACTGGTGTGGGTGCTCCTCTTGGTCTTGCTATTGTGGCAACAACTGCTGCTGGAGCTTCATACGCAGCTGGTAAAGTTGTTGATGCCAAGTATGACGGAGATGAAATTCTAGAAGAAATGGGTCTATTGCAAACAGCAGATAGTGCTAATGCAAACTTAGATGACATGGTAGACCTGCAGAAAGGTACTATTGATAAAGCAAATATGATTTTAGATGCGAACAACGACATTAACGATATTGAATCTGCAGGAAGTGCTGCTGGTAACGTGATTGCATCTTCATCTAATATTGACAACAGTCAGACAATTAGTACAAGTGGAACTACTCCACCAGTAGACCCTAACCAAAGGGCAGTAAACGAATAGGGTAAGATATGGCAAACAAATTATTTCAGAATTTTCCTACTATGACATACACTCTTGAGAGTGGTAAAGTTATTACTATAAAAGATTTTTTTCGTAAAGCAAAAATAGAATCTAGTGCGATAGACAATGTTGTAGATTACCAGTATTATGAAATACTTGACGGGGAAAGACCCGATGTAGTTGCAAGTAAATTATATGGAGATGGTGATTTACATTGGACATTCTTTTTAGTAAATGATTTTGATAACTATTATGACTGGTTCATGGACTATGAAACATTTCTTAATTACATGAATGAAAAATATCAAGGACAAAATTTAATTGTTGCAAATTCTAGTGACATAGTTACAACACCTACTTATGACCCAACACTAGTTTCTACAGATAATCCTCTCGGTCATAAACACGACAATAAAATTCTAATTGGAGAAACACTTACATCAGGAACTAAAACAGTAAGTGTATTATCGGTTGACCCAACATTCAATCGTGTAGTTGTTAAAGGTGATATTATTGAAGCGAATGACGTTATGGTCTCTAAGACAAATGAAGTTTTTGGAACTAATCTTTCTTTCACTGTACAGTCTGTTTCAGATTCACAAGACGGGATTCACCATTATGTAGATTCTATAGGAAATAAAAGAACTTATGGTGGAACAGGATATACACCAGTTACACACTATACAGAAGAACTGAATAATAATGAAGCAAAAAGAAGTATAAAGATTATTGAACCCTCAAAGATAAAAACAGTCTTAAGAGAATTTGAAAGAATAATGTCTAGTGAATAATTATGAATGATACAGTTAATGCTACAAGCGCTGATGACTATCTACAACCCTTTACTATTAAAGCTTGTCATATAGTAAACCAAGAAGGTTATTCAAATAATGTTGCAGGGGTCACTTCAGGATTTAACATATATGAAAGTATAGACTCGAAGTTCCTTACAGGAGATTTGATTATTACAGATAGTCTTAACCTGTTAAAGAATTTCCGTTTTAGTGGTCAAGAGTTTCTTCGTTTATCATTTTGTCACGGTAACGATGAAGGGCCTGTTTTAAACATGACATTTAGAATATACAAACTTAGTAAAATAATTCGAAGTAAAGAAATACAACAAGCGTATGAACTTAACTTTTGTGACCCTTCCGTTTTTCTATCAAACACCACTAGAATTAGTAGAGTATATAGAGGTTCGTATAGTGAAATGTTATTCAAAGTAATAAACAAAGATATGGGGTTACCAGTAAATTTACTTGGACATTGGGAATCTACAGAAACAGATAACAACCAATTCATTTGTCCAAACTGGACTGCAAACCAATTAATGAATTATCTTACTATAAACGCAGATAAAGGAACAAACTCTTCATGGAGAAGTGGTATGTTTTTATATCAAACCATGAAAGACGGATTCAATTTTAGGTCGATAGACAATATGTGTAGTGGTAAAACCGACCAATATTTTGGTGAAAGTAAAGTTCAAGAAGAAGTTCTTAAATTATTTTTTAAACCAACTACAGGTGCAAAAGACAAACCTTCTAGAGAACAGATATTAAGTGTTAAAAGACCACAACTTTTTGATACACTTGAAGCTTCAAAAAAGGGTGCGTATGCATCTAGGTCAAAAAATTATGACTCGGTTAGAAAACTAGAATCAGATGAATACTATGATATAGAAGATACTTTTAATAGAAGTTCCAACCATGTATCAGAATACCCTATGGTTAGAACAGAGTCTATGTTAACAATTTCAAATGGTCATGAACAAGGACTTACAACTGGTGAACAAATAGGTGACGAATATCCACCAGTAGTTACACTTCCATACTTTACACTACTTGCACCCAACAACCAACAAGACAACATGATAGTATATGATTACTCAACAAATCATGATTTTGATAATGGTAAAATAGAGAGTGACGATGTATGGTCAAATCATAAAATAAAGGATAATTCTAAATTAGAAAGAAAAGCTTTAAAACAAATATTAAATCAAAATAGACTTCAGGTTATCATTCCTGTAAGAACAGATTTATCGGTGGGGAATATAGTTGAGTTAAATATCCCCGAACCCGAACTTCAAGATAAACAGTCAGACACTAAGGATAAAATAGTAGACAATAGATACCTAATAGTAGATTTACAATTATCTCTTAACGTACAAACTTCAGAAGGTTCATTACAACTTGAATGTGTTAAAGAAAGTTTTGCACAACAAATTACTGAAGATGCAATTAAAGGTATGCTTGAAAAAAGTGCAGGTAGTGTAAACCGAATGACAGAAATGCCAAAAGGTAATGCATAATGAAGACTTATTACGGAATAATAGAAGACAGACAAGACCCACTTAAAATTGGAAGGGTTCGTGTTCGTGTGCATGGAATTCATAACGATAGAAAAGATTATATTTCAACACCCGACCTTCCATGGGCTCAAGTTATGTTACCGACTACTTCTGCAGGGTTATCAGGATTTGGAACACAACACGGACTTGTAGAAGGGTCTACAGTAATTTTATTTTTTAAAGACGAAGACTCTTGTCAACAACCAGTAGTAATTGGTTCGACTGCAGGTATTCCTCAGTCAGGTTATAAAGAAGACGGATTAGATGTTCTAATATCAAGACAAGTGGATAAAGGATTTAATGACCCTAGAAGATTAACAGTTGCAGATTATAACGACACACCTGATGGAACAAATCCACAACATTCACCTAAAAGAGGATTTGGATTAACAACTGCATTAGATACTGCACCTAAGATTTATGAATCTAGAGATATAAGTTATATCGGAAAAGGTTCTTCTGTTACAGAACCCACACTTACTAAAGATGATTTACCATATTATCCATTGTATACTGATAATTCAGACTTATCAAAACTTGCAGACACTACTGATGAAACAGGTCTTCACGCAGGAAGAGATATACTTAAAAGTGCAGGAGTTAAATTTTTGTCAGGTAAGGAAGAAATTAAATCTCCTGCAAAACCAGTCTACCCGTATAACAAAGTTCTTCAAACAGAATCAGGCCATGTTTTAGAAATAGATGATACACCTAGTGCCGAAAGAATTGCAATAGAACACCGTTCAGGAACGTTTCAGGAGATTCACCCTGACGGTTCTCAGGTAACTAGAATTGTTAATGATAACTACACTATTATTTGTAGAGACGAAGACGTGTTTGTTGGTGGAAAGGTTAACATTAAAGTTCTAGGTGATGCAAATATTGAAACCGTAGGAAAACTTAATCTTAAATCATTTAGTGACGGTAAGATTGATATAACTGGAAAACTTGATATTGAATCAGGTGGAGACTTAACCATAAAATCTGCAAAAGATGTAATCGTTAAAGCAACTAAATTTAGACCGAACTCTTAATTATGGTTCTAGAAATTACAATTACTAAAGGCACAGCAGTAGCGCCTTTAGAACCTAAAATCCCATCAGCACTAGCGTGTCCTGAAGGGGATATTTTTTCCCTACCCACAAAAGAAGAGATTGTAAATGCATTCAATGAAATAGCTGCAATCCCTGGCCAACTTCAGGCAAAAGTTCAGGAAATGAAGGCAGAAAGGGAAAAAGAAATTGCAGACTTATACAAACAATTAGAAGAAGCAGAAACAGAAGAAGCAAGATTAGCGATACTCAAACAGATTGACGAAAAAGAAAATTTTATTAAGAATCAAATCTTAGGTGAAATACAAGAACAGATTGATGACGTTATAAAAACGATTGAGGATTTTGTTGAAAAACTTTCAGATATTCTATCTCCATATTGGGATAAAGACGGATTAAATCGTGATTGGCAAAAAGAAGCAAGAGACGCCTTTAAAGAATTACTTGAAGAGTTCCATACATACATTCCCACAAAAATTGCAGAACTTATTTCAAAGATTGTACCGATAAGTTTTACAATCAACATAATGGGTTTAGATATCAATATCATAAAACTGATTACCTCTCCTGCATATAAAAAAGAGTTGATAGACCAAATTTCAGGTATACAATTTGATTTACAAATAGTAGATAAGTTTAAAGAGATTCAAAAGATTAATGAAGAGATAGACAAACTAGTAGAAGAGTTAGCAGACCCCGATATTAGTATGGAAGACCATATAAAGAAAAGCGAAGAGTTAGAAGCACTAGAAAAGAAAAAGGCAGATATGTTAGTTTCTATTGACGACCTCTATAAACTAAAAGATGAATTTGTAGATAAATTTTTCCAAATGGTTCCCGAAGAGTTTAGACAATTTGACGGTGAGTTTGGTGTACTTGATAACAAAGCTAAGGCAAAGATAGTTTGGAATTACATAAAGACTGAAGTTAAGAAGTATATGCAAAACACTCTTACTGCAGTCTTTGATAAATTGATTGGTATCTTTGATAAGATTTGGGATTTACTTGGTCTACCCGATTTACCTTTTTCAGAACTATTAAAAATTATGACCTTTGACATTAAGGCATTAATAGACGGTGCAATCAAAGCTCTAAAAGAACAGTGGGAAAAATTAAAAGATAGTTTGCAAACAGATATCGGTAAACTAAATCGCAAAATTAAAAAACTCAAAGAAGAGTTAGCAGACCCCGACATTAGTATGGAAGACCATATTGCAAAAACTGAAGAGTTAGAAAAATTAATTCAAGAGAAAAAGGATTTAGAAAATAAGTTAATAGAAGAAGGTGGTAAGTTTAGAAGTATAATCAAAGAAAAAATATTAGGACTTGAACTTTTTGGGTTCAGTATCAAAAGTATTCTAGGTGAAATAAAATCAACTGCAGCTTCAATCGAAGAAGAGATTTCAGAAATGCTTTTAGCACTGGAAGACTTTAAACTGAATTGGCATAAGAAAATAATGTTTGATTGGGTTAAGATAATTAAAAAGTTTCTTAGTGCAATAGGACTTGGTGGTATATTTGAGTTTGTTTTCCTAACATGGTGTGACTTCTTAAAACTAATCGGTATGCCTTTTAGTATTGATTTGAAACTTCCAGCGATTGCAGGTGTTATGGCTGCAGTTGTAACAGAAACTAAGAGTGAGACTAAACCTAATTCAGACGACACTAATGATGACGGGGTTGCATTTTCAAATGGTAATGGTGAACAAACTGCATATTCTGTTAGTACTGGAACAGGAACAGTCCACGCATTTGTAGACGGAGTAGAGATTGAACACGGAAGTGGAGTAACAATCTCAGGAAACAATGTAACCTTTGACACAGCACCTGCAGAAGGAGTTAATGTTTCTATAATTAAGATTTAATTTAGTTGTAGGCAAAGTATAAATAGATATATGGCAATAGATATAACCACTACTAGTAAAAAAACTGCAGTTTCAGAAACAGCATATTCTGATTTAGATGTTCATTTTAAAAGACACCCTAATACAGGAGATGTAGTTGTAAGGAAAGATGCAGATGCAGTTAAAAGAGCTGTAAGAAATATCATATTAACTAATACTTATGAAAGACCGTTCAAGCCTGGTTTTGGTGGTTCAATAAGAGATTTACTCTTTGAATTAAATACCGATAGAAAACTTAGGAAAGCAAAAAATAGATTGAAGTCTATGATTGAATTATTTGAACCAAGAGTCAGTAATGTTAGAGTTGGTATAAACAGTATAGATGCAAATGAAATTGCTTTAGAGGTAAATTATTCTATTAGAAACGGTCTTCCGAATCAATCAATCGATATGACATTAACAAGGGCAAGATAACATGGCAATAAAAAGTTCACAAATAAACGTCACGGATTTAGATTTCGATGACATCGCAGAAAATTTAAAAGCATATCTACAAGGTCAAGACAAATTAAAGGACTATGACTTCGAAGGCTCTACTATGTCAGTACTAGTAGACTTACTTGCATATGCATCACATATAGGTGCAGTAAATACAAACATTGCAGGAAGTGAACTATTCTTAGATTCTGCCCAAATCAGAAAGAATGTAGTATCTCGTGCAAAGGATTTAGGATTTGTACCTGCGACAGAAAAGTGTGCAAGTACAATCGTAGATATTGCAATCAATAATGTAAGAAATGCAGACGGAACTTCCCCATCAATTTCTGAAATGCAACTTGAAAGGGGTAACATTTTTGAAACAACCTTTGACGGAAATGTATATCAATTTTTAGTTCCCAATACAGTTAAACCAACTCAAAATGGTACAACATATAACTATGCAAGTGTTCCGTTAGTTCAAGGAATATATGCAACAGACCAATTTGTATTTGATTCACAATTATCTAATCCTAAATTTGTATTGTCAAACTCAAGAGTTGATAAATCAAGATTAGAAATATCAGTTAACTCAGCTGGAGTTTCTAGTGCATATACTGAAGCAACAGACGTATCCAATATAAAAACAACTTCAGAAGTTTATTATACACAAGAGAACGAAGACGGTTTCGTGGAAGTTTATTTTGGTGACGGAACACTAGGTGCATCTCTTAAAGACGGAGATGTTATCACTGCAACTTACATTATCGTTGATACAATTCATTGTAATGGTGCTAAGAATTTTTCACAAATAACTGCAGTTAATGGTTATACGGATTCTACTATCACGACATTATCTTCTGCAGCTGG